GAACCCTGCGACGGGGACCTCATCCGTCACGGCTGACGCCGTGCCACCTTCCCCAGAGGGGAAGGCTCAGGAGAACCCGAGTGCCCTGGCGCGGGCGGTGGAGAGGGCGGCGGCTGAAAAGAGGACGACCTCTCCCGACCCGGCCAAGGCCGGGCCACCCTCCCCTGAACCGCAGGCTGCGCCTGCTGGGGAGGGCAAGGTGACAGCCAGTGCGACGAATGACGCACAATTTGCCGGACTGCCTGACGCGCTGGTGCGGATGATGCGGGAGGCCGGGGTCACGCCGAACGAGGTGCGGTATGTGATCGCCCAGAAGGGCATCTATCCGGCGAACACGCCCTGGGCGGTGATCGTGGAGAATCAGCAGTTCATGCAGGGCTGGCTCATGCACCCGCAGGTGTGGCCGAAGGTGGTGGAGATGGCGAAGCAGATTCGAGATGAAGTGCCGTTTTGATGGCGTACAACCGCGTGTAAATGCGTTTTGATCGCGTGTAAATGCGTTTAATCAAGATCAACCAGAAAGCGAAAGGAGATTATTGAATATGGCCGACAGGATGTTTGATTGGAATGACATGATCGAGAACGACAGCAGCTTTATTCTGCTGCCGGAGGGGCGGTATCCGTTCACGGTGGTGAGCTTTGAACGGGCGGAGCACGCGGGGAGCGACAAGATCCCGCCGTGCAAGAAGGCCGTGCTGACCATCGAGCTGGACGGCGGCGCGCTGGGGACCACGCAGATCACCGAGAACCTGTTCCTCCACTCCCGGATGGAGTGGAAGCTGTGCGAGTTCTTTACAGCGATAGGCCAGCGCAAGCGGGGCGAGCAGCTGCGCATGAACTGGCAAGCCGTGCCGGGGGCGCGGGGCTGGTGTGATGTGATCGTCAACAAGTACAAGGACCGGGAAGGCAAAGACCGGCAGAACAACCGCGTGGACAGGTACGTGGACCCGGCGGACGTGCAGCAGGCCGCGCCCAGCGCGCCGGCGGGCGGCGGCGGGTTCACGCCGGGGGCGTTCTAAGAAATGGGCGCTCTGTTGACGGGCCAGCTGGACATGTTCGGCAGCATTGCCAGCGGTAATGAGGATTACGAGGTGTTCGAGGACAAATTCAAACCAAAAAAGACCACCGACGACTGCTACACGCCTGAAAACATTTATGAGGCTGTGGCCGAATGGGTCGCGGCGGAGTATGGCGTCGACCGCGCGGACATGGTTCGCCCGTTCTGGCCGGGCGGCGACTTCGAGCGCTACGACTATCCGGCGAGGTGCTGTGTGGTGGACAATCCTCCGTTTTCCATCATCACGGCCATACAGCGTTTCTATCTGGCGCGGGGCGTCCGCTTCTTCCTGTTCGCGCCCACGCTGACGCTGTTCAGCGGGCGCGGCGAGGGCATCGATGTCACATACTGCCCCTGCGGCGCAAAGATCACATACGAGAACGGCGCGAACATCAACACCAGCTTTGTCACCAATCTGGACACCTGTCGCGTGCGGAGCGTGCCGACGCTGTACAGGCTGATCAAGACCGAGAACGACAAAAACGAGAGGGCTATGCACAAACAGCTGCCAAAGTACAAATACCCGGACCATGTGCTGACCGCTGCCGCCGCAAGCCAATACAGCCACTACGGCATCGACTACCGGCTGGAGAAGGCCGACTGCGTGAAGATCGCCGCGCTGGACGCGCAGAGGGGCAAGGGCAAGACGATATTCGGCGCGGGCTACCTGCTGAGCGAACGCGCCGCCGCCGAACGCGCTGCCGCTGAACGCGCTGCCGCTGAACGCGCTGCCGCTGAACGCGCTGCCGCTGAACGCGCTGCCGCTGAACGCGCTGCCACGCACGTTTGGGAGCTGAGCGAGCGGGAACGGACTATCGTTCGACAGCTTGGAAAACGCCGACCATTCCATCCCCATAATATCTAATCATTGGAGGTTATACCAATGAACCTTAGACCCTATCAGATCGAGGCCCGCGACGCCGTCCTGTCCGAGTGGCAGGGCGGCATGGCCCGGACGCTGCTGGTGCTGCCCACGGGGACGGGGAAGACCATCGTATTCTCCGCCGTCATCGCCGACCGGGTGGCGGCGGGAGAGCGGGTGCTGGTGCTGGCCCACCGGGGAGAGCTGCTGGAGCAGGCCGCGGACAAGCTGAGGAAATCCACCGGGCTGATGTGCGCGGTGGAGAAGGCGGAGGAGAGCTGCCTGGGCAGCTGGTTCCGGGTGACGGTGGGGAGCGTGCAGACGCTCATGCGGCCGCAGCGGCTGGGGCAGTTCCCGGAGAACTACTTCGGGGTGATCATCATCGACGAGGCCCACCACTGTTTATCTGACAGCTACCAGCGGGTGCTGGAACACTTCAGCGGGGCGAACGTGCTGGGCGTGACGGCCACGCCGGACCGGAGCGACATGCGCAACCTCGGGCAGTATTTCGACAGCCTGGCTTATGAGTACACGCTGCCGAAGGCCATCCGGGAGGGGTACCTGAGCCCCATCAAGGCGCTGACGGTGCCGCTGAAGCTGGACATCAGCCAGGTCGGCGTGGCCGCCGGGGACTACAAGGCGGGGGAGCTGGGGACGGCGCTGGAGCCGTATTTGGAACAGATCGCCTATCACATGCGGAATTACTGCGCGAGGCGGCGCACGGTGGTGTTTCTGCCGCTGGTGGCGACCTCGCAGAAGTTCCGGGACATACTGGAGGCCCATGGGTTCAGGGCCGCCGAGGTGAACGGCAACAGCGCTGACCGGGCCGAGGTGCTGGCTGACTTCCAGGCAGGCAGGTATGACGTGCTGTGCAACTCTATGCTGCTGACCGAGGGCTGGGACTGCCCGGCGGTGGACTGCATCATCGTGCTGCGGCCCACCAAGAGCCGGAGCCTGTATTGCCAGATGGTGGGCCGGGGGACGCGGCTGGCCCCTGGGAAGGATTATCTGCTGCTGCTGGATTTCCTTTGGCACGTGGAGCGGCACGAGCTGTGCCGGCCGGCCTCGCTGATCTGCGAGAACGCGGACGTGGCCAGGAAGATGACGGAGAATCTGGAGGCCGCGGCGGGGTGTCCTACGGACATCGAGGCGGCGGAGCAGCGGGCCAGCGCGGACGTGGTGGCCGAACGGGAGGAGGCCCTGGCGAAGCAGCTGCGGGAGATGCGGCGGCGGAAGCAGCGTTTGGTGGACCCGCTGCAGTTCGAGATGTCTGTCCAGGCGGAGGATTTAAGCGGGTACATTCCGGCCTTCGGATGGGAAAGCGAACCTCCCACGGACCGGCAGAAGGAACGGCTGGAAAAAGCCGGGATTCTGCCGGACGAGATCGACAGCGCAGGCAAGGCCAGCAAGCTGCTGGACCGGCTGGACAAGCGCAGGGACGCGGGGCTGACCACGCCGAAGCAGATACGTTTTTTGGAAGGGCGCGGGTTCCGGCATGTGGGGACGTGGACTTTTGACAGCGCCAAGCAGCTGATCGACAGGATCGCCGCCAACGGGTGGCGGACGCCGAAGGGGATTGTGCCGGCGGAGTACCGGCCGGCTCCTACTACGGAACAAATCAGGCAGGAGATTGAATTGGCATGGGGAGGCGAGGTTGGATGACACGTGAGGAGATCATCAAGGGACTGGGCAAGATCGGAGAGTTTTTCCGGGCCCGGGCGGACATGGCCATGGGCGACGGGAAGATGCTACTGTTGAACTGGATGAAATGCGCGGAGGAAGCGGCGGAAGCGATGAAATCGCAGGAGGCGCGGCTGCTGACTTATGAGGACTTTCACAGCGGGCGCGAGGACGGCGGCGAGGCGATTCCATGCTGGAAGGAAGCGCGGAGCAAGACCCGGCGCAGCGGATGGGCCGTGATCGTGTACGGGAAGATGCTGGCGGACCTGGAAATGGGCGTAGCGCGATACTGGACGGCGCGGCCCACGGAGGAACAGATGCGGGAGATGGCATGGCCGATTATGAAATGACCCTGGGCGGGTGCGGACCTTGCGTGTGCCGGAAGTGCCTGCTGTGGTGGTCCGGGCGCTGCCCACGGGGCGGGTGCTGGGACGAATGGCGGGCGAGGCATGAACCCTGGCCGGGGCCGGTGCGCAGGCAGTGGACGAACTGGGACAAGCCCGGAGAACAGGCGCACTGGTGCCGGGGCGGGGCGTGTTACGCCCTAACGGACTTACTTCGCTGCCCGGATTACATTGAGTATGAAGAGGACAAGACCATCGTGCAGGACTGCCTGGAGGGCGCGGTGGTGAAGTACCAGGACGGCTATATCCAGTGCAGCATGATCGAAGTGATGGGCTGTGAGGAGTGCTATCGACGATTTGAGGAGAGGACGGGGGGAGATTGACACCATGGAAAAACTGAGAGAGACAATACTGAGAGTGGCGGTTGCGAAATACGGCAAGGGGCCGCAGCGGGACAAGGCGATTGAGGAGCTGAGCGAGCTGATCCGGGCGCTGGCGCGGTGCGACAATGCGGAGAACGTGGCCGAGGAAATGGCCGACGTGCGGATCATGCTGGATCAGTTGGAGATCATCTTCGGGAACGGGCAGAAGGTGGCGCGGTGGGAGGTTTTGAAGCTGCGGCGGTTGGATCAGCGGGTACACGCGGCGGATATGATTGGAGAGGCAGGAAAGTGGAAAAAGGAACCGTCCCCCCATTCCATGGAGGATTAGCCATGAACGAGAGCAGGTATGACATACTGGGGGAGGTGCTGCCGGCGATTGATCCGGCGGCGCTCTCTTACCAGCAGTGGGTGGACGTGGGGTTTGCCCTGAAGGACGGCGGTTTTACGGCCCAGGACTGGGAGGACTGGAGCCGGAGGGATGCGAAGCGGTATCACCCCGGCGAGTGCGTTAGGAAGTGGGCGAGCATAAGAGCCTCGGGCGTGACGCTGGGGACGCTGGTGAAGTACGCCAGGGACCAGGGATGGACGCCGGCGCGGGCGACGCGGGAGGACCGGGCGTATGGCTGGGACGACGTGATCGGCGGGCATGGGGAGGCGCTGAGCGTGGTGGACGACCCGGACCAGGTGGAGCAGCACCCGCTACCGGAGCCGGGGGAGGCCATCGGGGTAAACGGGTGGCGGCCGGCGCGGGAGCTGACGCGATACCTGGAGCTGCTGTTCAGCCCCGACGAGATCGTGGGCTATGTGACCGAGGTATGGTTCAGCGAGGACAAGGCCAAGTATATGCCCAGCAAGGGCAATTATGGGCGCACCGCCGGGGAGATCATCGCAGATATCGCCAAGCACGGGGATGACCTGGGCGCGGCCATCGGCGACACCAAGCCGGAGGCCGGCGCGTGGATTCGCTTCAACCCCTTGGACGGCAACGGGATTCGAAACGAGAACGTCACCGAATACCGCTATGCGCTGGTGGAATCCGACAGTATGCCCGTGGAGCAGCAGTACGCGCTGTACAAGGCCATGGAGCTGCCGGCGCGGGTGCTGGTGCACAGCGGCGGGAAGAGCCTGCACGCCATCGTACATATCGGGGCCAGCAACTATAACGAGTACCGGGAGCGGGTGGCCTACCTGTACAAGGTGTGCGAGGCCAACGGGATGAAGGTGGACGGGCAGAACAAGAACCCTTCCAGGCTGTCGCGGATGCCCGGCATTGTTCGCGGGGAAAAGAAGCAGTATATCGTCGCTCAGAACATCGGCAAGGCTACATTTGAAGAATGGCGGGAATATGTGGAGAGCCTGAACGACGATTTGCCCGATCCGGAGAATTTGGCCGACGTGTGGGACGATATGCCCGAGCTGGCCCCGCCGCTGATCGAGGGGGTACTGCGGCAGGGTCACAAGCTGCTGCTGGCCGGGCCCAGCAAGGCCGGGAAGTCCTTCGCGCTGCTGGAGCTGTGCGTCGCCATCGCCGAGGGGCGGGAGTGGATGGGCTTTCGGTGCTCGCCGGGGCGGGTGCTGTATGTGAATTTGGAGCTGGACCGGGCGAGCTGTTTGAACCGTCTGAGGGACGTTTACAAGGCGCTGGGCGTGGCCCCGGCAAACGCGGGGAAGATCGACGTGTGGAACCTCCGCGGGAGCGCCGTGCCGATGGACAAGCTGGCGCCGAAGCTGATCCGGCGGGCGCAGAAGAAGGACTATATCGCGGTGATCATCGACCCGATTTATAAGATCATCACCGGGGACGAGAACAGCGCCGACCAAATGGCGCGGTTCTGCAATCAGTTCGACCTGATCGCGTCGCGGCTGGGATGCGCGGTGATCTACTGCCACCACCACAGCAAAGGCGCGCAGGGGCAGAAAAGCGCCATGGACCGGGCCAGCGGCAGCGGCGTGTTCGCCAGGGACCCGGACGCGCTGCTGGATATGATCGAGCTGCCGGTGAGCGAGGCGCTGCAAAAGGCCGAGGCGGAGCGGGCCGGGATTGAGATGTGCAAGGCGGCCATGGACGGGAGCATGATGCAGGTGGACTGGCGGCAGGCGTTGAGCCAGGACGATCAGTGCAGTTATGTGCGGGCGCTGGCGGCTTGCGAACGGCTGTTGGCCCCGTTCGAGTATCAGCGGTTGGTCGAGGCGATACAGGAAGCCAAGGCCCGACTGAAGAAGCGCACGGCATGGCGGATCGAGGGGACGCTGCGGGAGTTCGCGCCGTTCGCGCCGGTGAATGTGTGGTTTGAATATCCAGTACATACGGCGGACCGGGCCGGGGTGCTGGGAGATGCACAACCCGAGTCAGAAAAGCCCTGGTATGAACGCGGGAAAGAGAAACGCCGCAAGAAAATCGAGCATCAGAAAAACGGCTATCTCATTGACATTCAGAACGCCCTTGATATGTCCGGTGCAGACGCGATAGCCATTGATGATCTTACGCTGACCGACGCAAAAGGCAAGCGAATCAACCCGAAAACGATCAAGGGATGGTTGGGAAATGGCAACCAGGCGCAGGACGATTTAAAGAAAACCTATGAGAAATTCATGGGCGAAGACGGGCGGGCCTGGTTGCGCAGACGCAATGACACCGATAGCGACGAATAGCCAATAATCGCTACTCGCTGCCTACCCACCCACGATTGGTAATTACCAATAGTCGCGGGGTAGATAGCGACTATTGGTAATTACCAATCGCGGGGTAGATAGCGACACACCTTTACTACGTAAAGGATAATGGCTATCCCCTGTTCGGGGTGAACCCACAGAGGTACGCTTGTAGGCGCTTAAAAGCGCGCCTACAGACTTAGGCGCTGTAGACCTAACCTCTGTGGGAACACCCCCGACCAGAACATACGCGCGAGAAAAAATAAAAAGGAGGTTTGACTATGCTAACCAAAGAAGATTGTATCGCCGCCATGCTGGAATACAAGCACCTGAAGCAGAACGCAAAGGAGATCGAGGACAGGTGTGACGCGCTTCGGGACAAGATCATTCGCTACATGGACAGCGCGGGCCGGGAGCGTATCAGCTGCGAAGATGCGACTGCTGTCAGATACAGCCAGTATCAAAAGCGTGTCGACATAAAGCACCTTGAACTGGATCACCCCGAGCTGGTCGCTGATTACAAGTACGAGAAGAAAGTCGATTTTCTGAAGGTGCTGTGAGGCATGAGAAGGGAGCGAGATACCCATGAAGCAGGAGAAGCGTGAGGCGCGGGGACTGTGTCCGCTGGCTGGATTCGCCGAGTGTCGCGGGGAGCGGTGCGCGCTGTGGGATGACGACTGGACGGTGTGCGGGCTGAGCAGCGGGAGCCGGTACAGCGGCGTGAGGGCGGCGGTGTGCGACGCGGCGGTGGATGTGATGAAGAGCATGGGGGAAAATGACCTCATCCGACCCGCCTTCGGCGAGCCACCTTCCCCTGCGTCCGCGCTTGCGCCAGAGGAAGGCTTGACCGTGGAGCATATAACGGCGGTGTTTCAGTCGTTTATACGTGCGACGCAAGATGAGATCGCAATCATCCGGAAGCAGCTCGGGGAGGCGGGAGCATGATCGAGTTCTTCTTGCCGATGGTGCCGCCGACCGTCACCCAGCAGGAGCATGAGTTCAAGATCGTCAGGGGCAGGGTCGTGGTGTACGACCCGCCCAGGCTGAAGGACGCGCGGCAGAAGTTCATGGGGCTGCTGCTGGCGCAGAAGCACAGGCGGCCGGGGTGGGATTATCTGTTTCCGCTGGAGGGGCCGCTGCGGCTGGTGACCAAGTGGTGCTTCCCGATCCCGGAGGACAGCGGACACGGGGACGGCGAGTGGAAGATCACCAAGCCGGACACGGACAACCTAATCAAACTGTTTAAGGACTGCATGACCAGGACGCACTACTGGCAGGACGACGCCCAGGTGTGCAGTGAGATCACCGAGAAGTTCTGGGCGACGAGGCCGGGGATTTATGTGCGGGTGGAGATGATCGGGGAGGATGCCAGGTGAGCGACGGGTTCACGGTGAAGGACGCGACCGGGCGGGCGTTCAGGTTCGAGCCTGCGCCCTTCGACATCGAGGTGGTGGACGTGTGGCCGCCGGGGACGCTGTCTGAGGCCGCCCAGGACGCCTATGACGCGCTGGCGGCGGCGGGGCGGATTATTCCAAGGGGATTGGTCGCGCGGGACGCCGCCGGGCGCGTGATCGTGCGGTACATGGCCGATATACCGGAGCAGTGGATTCGGCAGGAGCTAAGGGAGGCAAAGCTGGCCGGGCGTCAGATGAGGATGGAGTGAGGTGAGAGAAATGGACAGGGAGAAGATTATCGAAGGGCTGAAAAAGGTTTTAAATGACATTGTTGATGGCTATATTACCGAGCCAGATATGGCATGTAATACGATCAATGATGCTATCAGGCTGCTGCAAAAGCCGATTATAGTCAGCAGATGGGTGAAAGTGACGGGTGATTTTACGACGCCTGGCGGTACGCCGTATTTTGTTTGTGGACAGTGCGGCGGTTCGGGGCACCTTTACGGCGTGGAGTATAGCAAGCGCAAGGTTCTTTGTGATGGGTGCGGATGCGTGAATATCTATCCGTGGGAACAGGCGCATGAGGTGGGGTCGTCGTTGTGGGAGGAGCCGAAGGGGGCGGATAAGGATTGACCGCGAAGGAGTTTTTGAGGCGGGCCCGGTCGGTGGACCGGCGGGTGGACGAGGCGCAGGAGCGGGTGAAGCGGCTGCGGGCGAGGCTGGAGGCCGGGCGGATGTCCAGCGTCACCGGGATGCCCAGGGGCGGCGGGAGCGACTGGACCGAGACCGCGGACCGGCTGATCGAGCTGGAGCAGGTTGTCAACCAGCGGACGCGTGAGCTGGTGCGGTGGAAGCTGGCGGCGATTGACGCGATCCGGGGCGTGGAGGAGCCGAGGGAGGCGGAGGTGCTGGAGCTTTATTACATCGACGGCTACAAATGGTCGCAGGTGGCGGAGAGGATGAGTCTGGATGAGAGGCAGGTCTTTCGGCTGCACGGGCGGGCGCTGCTGAAGGTGAAGGTGCCGGAGGAGGTGATTCAGCGTGAAACTGAGCAAGGCTGAGCGGGTGAAGAAGTTTGGCGAGGTGTTCACGCCGGTGAAGACCGCGCGGGAGATGTGCGACATGCTGGAGGAGGAGTCGCCGGGGTGCTTCGAGCCGGAGCGGACATTCCTGGAGCCGGCGTGCGGGGATGGGGCGTTTGTGGCGGAGATATTGCGGCGAAAGTTTGACAGGTGTAAATGTCGGCGGGATTATACTGTGGCACTGGAATCGGTTTACGGATTTGAGATTCAGGCCGATAATGTGGAGAAGTGCATTCAAAACTTGACGATTTTGTGCTGCCAGTATTTCAAACCAACCAAAGCGGAAGAACAGATCATCAACGACCACATCATTCAGTGCGACGCGTTGAAGGTGATGAAGCTGCTGGCACAATTTGACCATTGAATGTCAGTATTCATCTGTGGTATAGTGTATAAGTCGAAGCGGGCACGAGAACAAGATCGTGTCCGCTTTACGTTTGGGTGGCGCGCTTCGGCGCGGGACAGGGCCCGTTTCATGGTGCGAGGCCCGGCGGGGACAGGTACCCGCTCCTCCGCGGTGGTGGGTGCCGTGGATGAAATTGAATATGCCGAAGCCTGTGGAGCCAGGGCGCCGCTGATGAAGGGGCGCAGGGAGTTCGATTCTCTCCATTCGGCAACAGACAGGCCAGCGCCATGCTGTATTTAATATATCGCCACGTGTGCAGTGTGGCGCTGGTATTGAGTGAACGACAGCCCAGAGGGAGGCGGCGGCATGGCGACGGGCAAGTTTCAGAAATGGCTGACGCCCGACGGCCTGATGCTGCTGACGGCCTGGGCGCGGGACGGGCTGAGCAATGAGCAGATCGCCCGGAAGATTGGGATTAATCCCGACACGCTGTATGCCTGGAAGAAGCGATTCCCCGAGATTTCCGAGGCTTTAGCGCGCGGGAAGGAACCCGTGGACGTTGAGGTGGAGAACGCGCTGCACAAGCTGGCGACGGGCTACACGGTGCCGGTGCAAAAGACCTTCAAGGTCAAGCGGGTGTACTTCGATGACAGGGGGCGGCGGTGCGAAGCCGAGGAGCTGGCCGTGGGTTATGACGAGGTGCACGTGCCGGCGAACGTGAACGCGCAGAAATTCTGGCTGGCGAACCGCAAGCCGGAGGCCTGGCGGGAGAAGGTGGAGACTGGCGTCAGCGTGGACGTGGAGGACCTGAGCCCGCTGGTGGAGTTGTTGAAATGAGCAGCACGGCGACGATTCCCTGGGGCGCGTTTTCGGATAAGCATAAGACTTATATCCGGGCCGCGCTCAAAAATCGCATGTGCGTCGCCGAAGGCGCTATCAGGTCGGGCAAGACCATAGACCATTGCATTATCGCGGCGGCCTACCTGGAGCAGACGCCGGACAAGTACCACCTTGCCAGCGGCTCCACGATGGCCAACGCCAAACTGAATATCGGGGTATGCAATGGATTCGGGCTGGAGGCGCTTTTCCGGGGGCGTTGTCGGTGGGGTAAGTACAAGGATAACGAGGCGCTTTTCGTGCGGACGCAGACCGGCGAGAAGATCGTGATCTTCGTCGGCGCGGCGAAGGCCGACAGCTACAAGCGCATTCTCGGCAACTCCTACGGGCTGTGGATCGCGACGGAGATCAATGAGCACTATGATTGCCCCGACAGCCGGAGCAGCTTTGTGAAGGTGGCAAGTGGCCGTCAGATCGCGGCGCAGTGGCCGTTCACGCTGTGGGACCTTAACCCGTGCAACCCGAAAGCGTCCATCTATGAGGACTATATCGACCTGTACAGGGACAAGGGCCTGGAGGGCGGCTACCTGTACGAGCATTTCACGATCCACGACAACGCGACCATCACGCCGGAGCGCCTGAGAGAGATCGAGAGCCAGTACAACCCGGAGACGGTCTGGTATCGGCGGGACATCCTGGGCGAGCGCGCGGTGGCCGAGGGGCTGATCTATCAGCAGTTCGCGGACACGCCGGAACGATTCATCCTGGACGACCTTCCCGAGGGCGACGCGATCCGCAACGCCGTGATCGGCGTGGACTTCGGCGGCGGCACCAGCGCCCACGCCTTCTGCTGCATGGGGTTTACCGTGCGGGGGCGGCTGGTGGTGCTGGATGAGTACCGGGAAAAGCGCGCGCTGGACCCGAACAAGCTGGCGGCGGACTTCGTGGACTTCGTGCGGCGGTGCAAGGCGCGGTGGATCGTGTCTGACGTGTGGTGCGACAGCGCGGAGCAGACGCTTATAAACGGGCTGCGGAGCGCGGCGGCCAGTTCGGGGCTGGGGCTGAACATCGGCAACGCCATGAAGAGGCCTATTAATGACAGGATAAGGGCGACCTGCATCCTCATGGGGGCGGGCCGCTTTTTCGTAGCGCGGAATTGCGTGGAGACCATCGACGCGCTGAAGTCGGCGCTGTGGGATTCAAAGAAGCTGACCGAAGACGTGCGGTTGGACGACGGGACGACGAACATAGATAATCTGGACGCGATGGAGTACAGCTTCGAGCGGGAGATTCCAGCGCTGATTGATGGGTGGAGGTTTACCGCGTGAGCGGTGTAAAGGCGGTGAAGCCGTTGAATGTATGGGACAAAATCAAGAGCTGGGGGCGAGGGCTGATGCAGAGGACGGCGACGGCGACGGGCATCGCCCGCGAGTTCAAGGACATATTCGAGCTGGGCGACGTGCCGGCGTTCAACCAGTTTTATTATTTTGGCATTTTCATCTGGAAGGCGCTGTACCGGGGCTATTACAAGGACTGGCACCTGGTGCCGGTGGTGGCCGTAGGCGCGAAGCCGGGCCAGACGCGGCAGCTGTTCCGGCTGAATACGGCCAAGGCAGTGAGCGCGGAGCTGGCCTCGCTGGTGTGGGGCGAGGAGGCGCAGTTCTCGGTATCCACCAACGGCTGGGTGGAGCAGCGGAACGAGGACGGCGTTGTCACCAACCCGGACCCGTTAAAGGGGTTCGTGGAGGACGTGCTGCGGCGAAACGCCTTCGGGGAGAAGCTGCAGGAGCTAATCGAGCAGGGGCTTGCACTCGGCGGCGCAACGATCAAGGTTTGGGCGGAGCCGGAACGGAAGGGAACAGGGAACAGGGAACAGGGAACAGGAGAGGACGGCGGCGAACCGGCGCGGGTGATCCGGCTGGGTTACTGCATGGCGGATCAGTTCGTGCCGCTGGCGTGGGACAACGCGCGGGTGACCGAGGGCGTGTTTATCTCCAGAAGGGCGCGCAAGGGCTGGTACTATACCCGGCTGGAGTGGCATCGGTGGAACGGCGAGACCTACGTCATTACCAATGAGCTGTACAAGTCCGAGATGCAGCGCGGGGCGCTGGCGGGACAGAATCAGGATATTCTCGGCATTCGCTGTCCGACGACGGAGCTGCAGGAGATGTTCCCGGGACTGGAGCCTGAGACGGTGGTCCCCGTTGAGGAGAGCCTGTTTTCCTATTTCCGGACGCCGATCGCCAACAACATCGACGACAACTCGCCGCTGGGCGTCAGTATCTATGCCAACGCGCTGGAGACGCTCCACGCCATTGACATCTGCTATGATTCGTTCGTGACGGAGTTCCGGCTGGGGAAGAAGAAGATCATCGTGCCGGCGCGGTTCCTGCGCGCGGTGGTCGACCCGCAGACCGGGCGGCAGGTGCAGTATTTCGACCCGAACGACGAGACCTATGTGGGCGTGGCCGACGACGACGGCACGGCGGGGGTGCATGACATCTCCGTGGAGCTGCGGGTCGAGGAGCACGTGGCGGCGCTGAACGCGCTGCTGTCGATTCTGTGTTTGCAGATCGGATTCAGCGCGAACACGTTCTCGTTCGATGAGCACCAGGGCGGAATCAAGACCGCAACCGAGGTGGTCAGCGAGAACTCCAAGACCTACAAGACCGTGCGGACGGTACAGAACCAGCTGCGGCCGATGTTGGAGCACATGGTGCAAAACATCATCGACGTGGCGATCCTGTACGGCATGGAGTGGGAAGGCCAGAGCGTGGAGTGTCTGGCCGCCGGGGGCTGGGAGGTCAAGGTCACGTTCGACGATGGCGTGACGCAGGACAGGCAAACGAACCTGAATGAAGGTGTTATGCTGGTGGGCGCGGGGCTGCTGTCGAAGTACAAGTTCCTGACGGACAAGAAGTTCGGCCAGGGCTTGACCGACAAGGAGGCCGCCGAGGAGCTGCAGCGGATTCGGGACGAGAAGCAGCAGACGGTGAGCGAGGAGCAGGTGCGGCTGTTCGGGGGCGGGGCGTGATGATCTATGGCAAAACCTGACTTCCTGGACGTGCTGGGGGATGAGATGGGGCGGGTGTATGAAGCCTGTCACGACCGGCTGCTGATCAACCTGGCGCGGCACTTCATGTTCCTGAAGCCGGGGGAGCAGCCCGGCGGGGCGTTTGAGTATCAGGCCAGGAAGCTGCTGGAGATGGGACAGCTGACGCAGGAGAGCGTGGAGATTATCCGTGGAATGCTGGACGGTGCGGACCCGGCGCTGGCGGACTGCCTGGAAGCGGCCATCGTGGAGGCGCTGGAGGACGTGGAGCCCGAGTTGAGGAAGGCTGCCGAGGCGGGGCTGCTGGGCGAGGAGATGCCGCCGGAGATCAGTCCGCGAGCGACGGCGGCGTTTGAACGGTATTATGCGCAGAGCGCGGACAAGTTGAACCTGGTGAACACGGTGATGCTGGAATCGACGCAGGGCGCCTACCGGGAGACGGTGGCGGACATCGTGAACCGTATGCAGCGGGCGCAGACCATCGTCGATGCGGCGGCGGGCGAGGTGGTCAGCGGGGTGGAGAGCTTTAACCAGGCATTGAAGGGCGCGGTGCGGAAGCTGGTGTCCACGGGGATCACCGGCTTCATCGACCACAGCGGGCGGCGCTGGCGGCCGGAGACCTACGTCGCCATGGACATGCGGACGACATTCCACAACGTCAGCCGGGCGGCGTTTTGGAAGCGCAACGAGGAATACGGGAACGACCTGTACCTGGTCAGCCAGCATCCGGGGGCGCGGCCGCTGTGCTATCCGTGGCAGTGCCACGTGATCAGCCGGAAGGACGAGGCCCGGGACGTGACCGACGGGGCCGGGAATGCGGTGCACGTGTGGGCCCAGAGCGAGACGACATACGGGGAGCCGGCAGGGCTATTTGGCATTAACTGCGGGCATCACCCGGAGCTGTTCGTCCCCGGCGCGACGAAAGTGCCTGAGGTGCGGCAGGGTGAGGAGGAGAACGCGCGGCAGTACGTCGAGAGCCAGAAGCAGCGCGGCTTGGAGCGGGAGTTCCGGGCGGCGCGGCTGGACATGGAAGTGGCGAAGGCCCAGGGCGACGAGGAAGGGCTGAAACTGGCGCGGGAAAAGCTGAAGGACGCCGACGCGAAGCTGGACCGGTTCGAGAAGGACACGGGGCGCAGGCGCCGGCGGGAGCGCGAGTACGCGCCGGTGAACGCGAAGTGGCCGGAGCCCTCGGGCGAAGGGGCCACGGCGGTGCGGGACGCGCTGCGGGAGTATTTCGGGAATGGAGGGGCTTAAATGGGATGTGAACACAAGCGGGTGAAATCCGTGAATTGCGTGATCTTCTGCATGGATTGCGGGGCGAAGCTGGACAAGCCCCCGGAGCCGGTGACGGAAAAGAAGCCGGTCAGGAAACCGGCGAAGAAAACCAAAGCTGATTAAAGCGCCTTCGGGTGCTTTTTTCATACCATTACGTCCGGCGGGACGATAAACACGCATCGGCCTATCACTCTATCAGGCCGGAAAAAGGAGGAGTTATGGGTAACATTTTCACCAGGAAAGCGCTGAACGACATCATGGGCAACGAGGGACTGACGCCGGAGCAGCGAACGGAGCAGGTTTTCAGCCTGTACGGGCGCGCGCTGGATGATGGCTACATCGCCAAGACGGCAGCCCAGCAGGCCCAGCAGACGGCGCTGGAGAACGCCAAGGCCGAGTGGGAGAAGGGCGTCAAGGTGCCCGACCCCAAGGAGAGCGACGACTACAAGACCTTGCAGAATCAGTTCAATGACTACAAGGCCATGCAGCAGGCGCGGACGTCCGAGGATTACAAGGGCGTCAAGGGCAAGTTCTTCGAGACGGTCTACGGCATGGTGGATCGCAAGGACGGGGCGAAACCCGTCGCGGAGCAGCTGGCGGACATCCGCAAGGGGTATGAAGAATACTTTGAGCCGGAGAAGAGCCAGCAGAAGCCGACCTTCGGCGCGCCCGTGGAGGGCAGTATGCCGAAGGGGGACCAGGGGGCGGTCGCCGCGTTTTCGCAGGCGTGGGGATTTGGCCCGAAGAAGAAAGAATGAGGAGATGAGACTTTATGCCGAACTTTGTGCAGACTGACGTCAACTACGCCGCCGAGTACAGCCGGGCGCTGGCGGAGGCGTATCCGTATCTGAGCTACTTCGCTGCGGTCTGGGCTTCGCCCAATTCGGCGCTCTACCGTCCGGGCATGGGCAAGACCATGTACATCCCGACGTTGAGCACCAGCGGCGCGAAGGCGGTGGACCGCGACCGCATTGACGGCGTGTTCACCCGTGGGTGGAACAACGACCTGCAGGCCGTGACGCTGGACATGGATCGCGAGTGGGACACCCTGGTGGACCCCATGGACATCCTGGAGACCGGCGACATCGCCACGATCGCCAATATCACCCGGATGTTCAACGAGTTCCAGAAGGTGCCCGAGATGGACGCTTACCTGGCCATGAAGCTGGCGGCGTTCGCCTCCATGTACGGCGGCACCGACGCCACCCAGCTGACCACGGCGAACATCCTGACCCAGTGGGACGCCTACCTGGCCGAGATGGCGAACCGGCGCGTGAACCGCGACCGGCTGGTGGCGTACATGACGCCGGACACCTACAAGCTGCTGAAGGAAGCCGCGGGCGTGACCCGCTTCGTCAGCACCGACGAGGGCATCCGTGGCATGGACCGCAACGTAGCGCGCCTGGATGGCGTGGGCATCGTGGAGGTTCCCGCCGACATGATGAAGACGGCCTATGACTTCACCGAGGGCTGGGCCGTGGCCGCCGGCGCGCAGCAGATCAACATGATCCTGGTGGACCCGCTGGCCGTGGCCGCGCCGGTCAAGTACGAGACCAGCATGATGAGCGCCCCGACCGCCCAGAGTAAGGGCAAGTACTTGTACTATGAGCGCTACTACTACGGCGCGTTCTCGCTGATGCAGCGCGGCGCGGGCTTCTTTGCGAACCTGGCGAGCGCGGCGACCCTGGGCGCCCTGACCGTGGCCAGCGCCGCGGGCACCGTGGCCTCCGGCGACAGCCTGATCACCGTTACCGGCGCGCTGGTCTACGACAGCGGCAGGGTCCCGAGGGGCTATGCGCTGTACTACACCAGCGGCCAGAGCGCGGCGGTGAGCCTGACCTACGGCTCCGGGCTGCCCGCGGGCGAGACCTGGGCGAAGTTGCCCGGCAACCCGGCAACCATCGGCAGCCAGACGGCGGGCAAGTACATCACCGTCGCCCTGGTAGAAGAGACCACCGGCAAGGTGGTGGCCGGCGGCAATACCACGCTGGTGGTGAAGTCCTGATGAACCTTGCGGGCGCGGGGGCTTCGGCTCCCCGCCTGCTGAATTGGAGGCGATAACGTGGCGCAGTATTTGACCTATGCGCAGTATGTTGAATGGGGCGGCGCGCTGAACGAGGCGGCCTTCAACCTCGCCGAGATCAAGGCGCGGGCGCGCATTGATGCGCTGACGATGGCCCGGGTGAAGGCTATGGCGTCGGTCCCCGAGCAGGTGCAGGCGGCCATGATGGAGATCATCGCCGTGGACGGCACCTTCAGCGCCAGCGCGCAGGCGTCTGCGCCCGTCGCCGCCTCCTTCACCACGGACGGCTACAGCGAATCCTATGGCAGCGCCGAGAGCCGGACGGCGGCGATTGAGAAGCAGCTGACCGGAAGCATTGAAACCCTGCTGGACGGCGTGACCGACGATGACGGAACACCCCTGCTTTACGCGGGGGTGCCGACCATCGGCACGCCGTGGATCGGGGGGATTATGCCGTGAAGCTGTGCAACGATACCATCACCGTGTTCAACGCGAGGGTGGACCCTGATGTGGGCGGCAACGTGTGGGTGCCTACGGTGATTGCTGGCGTGAGCTGGTTCGCCACGGACGCCAGCACGGTAGACGCCAGCAAGGGCGGACTGGTGGCGGCGAACAAGGCGACCATTCGGATTCCGGTGGAAGCTAATGCCAGCGGAAAGCAGTACGCCGACCCCGTGAGCTACGCCAGCGCCGAGGACGTGTCCGGACTGTGGACATTGAAGGGCGGCGACATCGTAGTGAAGGACGAGGTGGTCGGCGCTGACTGGACCCCGGCGAAGCTGAAGGCGGCCTATGCGGATTGCGTGACCGTGCTGGCGGTGACCGACAACCGGCGCGCACCGAACGGGAAGCACTGGCGGATCACCGGAACGTGAGGTGAGAGCATGTTCAGCATCAGCGCGAAGCTGGAGGCGCACCTGGACCCGAACGACCTGCTGATGGCCTGCGGGCTGGAGAAGGGCGGACGGGTCCAGCGGTTCATCGACCAGAAGGTGATTGACGGCTGCCAGCCCTATGTCCCCGCAAGCCCAGACCGGACGCTGGAGTTTTCGGCGCAGGTGAGCACCGAGATCGGCAGCGGGATGGTGGTGTGGAACACGCCCTATGCCCGATACCAGTATTACGGAGAAGTGTACGGGCCGAATATCCCTGACATGGACCCGGAGACGGGCATGATCTTTGGATGGTGGTCTCCGCCCGGCAGGCCGAAGCATCCCACCGGCAGGAAACTGACCTATGACACGGCACAGAACCCAGACGCCGGTTCATTCTGGTTCGAGCGGGCCAAGGCTGACAACCTGACCGAATGGCTGGACGAGGCTCGCAAAGTGATGATACAGGGAGGTTGACCGTATGCCGGATACCAACAATACCGGAGCCCTCCGGACGTGGCTGCGGCGCTGCCCTGCCATCGAGCGCGCGCGGGCCTTCGGCGTGGACTACCTGGCCGAGAATGGCAGCTATTCGCTGGACGCGACGCCGACGGCGCTGCGCTACCGGGAGAACATCCTTGGCGAGATGGTGCTGAGGGACGTGCAGGAGCAGAACTTCGTGTTCGCCTCCCGCGCGCCCTCCGGCGACGAATTCCAGCAGAACCTGAACAACCTGGGCGTGATGCAGGACGTGGCCGCGTGGATCATCGACCGCAACAACGCCCGCGACTTTCCCGACTGGGACGGCGGCGAGGTGGTGGCCATCGTGCCCACCATCAGCGGCTATCCCATAGCAATGGGCCCCGCGTTTGCGAGGTACCAAATCCAAATAAAGGTCACTTACAGAGTGACAGAAAGGACGTAAGATTATGGCTGAGACCATTACCGGCAAGATTGCGCGGAAGTACATGGGGCACTTCCTGGACGCTTCCTTCATGGGCGAGACCCCGTCGCTGTACCGGCTGGGCAAGGACCTGGAGGAGTACAACGTCGAGATGAACCCCAACGGCGAGCAGAAGCAGAACATCCTGGGCGAGAACACCTACCAGCTGAGCGGCTACGAGGTCAGCGCCAGCGCTGAGCCCTACTACGCCGTGGTGGGTGACGCGCTGTTCGAGAAGCTGCAGCACATCATCGACACCCAGGCTACCGACGACACCCTGAAGACCTACGCCTATGAGGTGCACCTGTGGGAGGCCGGCACCGCCGATGGCACGCTGGTGGCGTACCGGCAGGAGTGCTATGTGGTGCCCACCAGCTATGGCGGCGACACCACCGGCTACCAGATCCCCTTCGAGGTCCACTACGTGGGCGAGAAGGTGAAGGGCAACTTCACCCCCGCCAGCGGCAGCACCCCGGCGAGCTGGGCGGCGGTATCCTGATGGACGATGCGGGCGAGAGGGGGCAACCTCTCCCGCCCTCTGTTGACCATAGAGAATGGAGGACGTGAACCATGGCAAATGAAAAGAACATGAATTTCGCAATCACCGTGGACGACGGCAGTCGCCGGGTCCCGATTTTGAATATGGACGGGGAGGAGATCGGGGCGTTCCGGTTCCACCCGACGGATATTGGCATCATCGACCGCTACAACCGCATGGCGGAGCAGTTCGACGCCATCACCGAGCCGCTGGAGGGGCTGGACCTGTCTGAGGGCGGGGAGATGGACGTGACCGACCCGAAGCTGACGGCGGCGCTGGGCGAGGCCCAGGGGCGGCTGTACGAAGCCGTGAACCGGCTGTTCGCCAGTGACGGCGCGGCGGAAGCCTTCTTCGGCGCCATGCACCCCTTCAGCCCCGTGAACGGCGAGTTCTACGCCACGCAGGTCTTGCAGAAGGTCGGCGCGTTCATCGGCGCGCAGTTCGACACCGAGACCAAGGCGATGTCGAAGAAGGCCAGGAAGTATCTGAAATGATATTCGATCTCCCAACCTCCCTTGACGTAGGGGGCCGATCGTGGGCCATCAACAGCGATTTCCGGGATGTGCTGCGGACGCTGGCGGCGTTCGAGGACCCGGACGTGACCGACGAGGAAAAGGCGTTCATCTGCCTGCACAATACCTATCCCGACCTGGATGACATGCCGAAGGAGGCTTTGCAGGCGGCGTTCGACGCGGCGGTGGCGTTTATCGATCACGGGGCCAGCAGCGAAGGCCCCAGCCCCCGGACGATGGACTGGACCCAGGACGCGCACCTGATCTTCCCGGCGGTGAATAAGGCCGCGGGGTTTGAGGTGCGGGGCGTCAAGTACATGCACTGGTGGACGTTCATGGGATATTTCATGGAGATCAGGGACACCACCTATGCGACGATCCTCGGGCTGAGAGGGAAGAAGGCCCGGGGAAAGAAGCTGGAGAAGGACGAGAGGGAATTCTGGAACCACAACCGGGGCATCTGCGAGCTGAAGAAGCGGTACACCGAGGAAGAGCTGGCGGAGCAGGAACAGTTGAAGGCGATTTTAGGGTAAGGGAACAGGGAACAGGGAACAGGGAACAGGAATAGCCGGGGCCCCTGTAGCGGCGGCCCCTGGGCCGCCATCGTTCCCCTTGATGATAAGAATATATGGCGGCGCCCGCGCCGCCGCTACAGGGGGTGTGAGGTATGCCGAGCGGAGTTGCGGACGGGGCATTGATTATTGATACCGGTCTGGATAACAGCGGTTTTATTCGGAACGCGGCGCAGTTCAGGCGGGCCGTGGAGACGCTGACGCAGGCGGTAAAGACCTCCGGGCAGCAGATGGCCGGGGGCATGGACGGCTACCTGCGCGCGCTGCAGAGGGCCGGGGCGGCCTCCAAGGGTGCGACGGCGGACCAGAAGGCGCTGACCGCGGAGATCGCCAAGACCGAGGCGGCGATCAAGCGGCTGGAGGAGCGGCAGGAGCTGCAGCGCAGGAAGTTCGAAGCGGCGAAGGAAGACGCCATCGGACGCGCCCAGGAGGAATTCCAGGCGAAAAACGCCGGGGCGGAGCTCATGCCGTGGGAGAACGAGGAGCAGGCGTTGGAGGCGCTGTCGGAGGAGTTGAACCGGGTGGCGCAGGAGGCGTCAGATGCCTTCGGCGCGTTCGAGGACAGCGCGGCATTTCGAAATACCTCGGTGGAAATCGAATACCTGCAGGAGCACCTGTCGGCGCTTCAGGCGCAGCTGGAGCAGATGCAGGGCCAGCCCCAGGGAGACGGCGGCGCGGCGAAGCAGGCGCGACAGGCTGGTGAACAGGCTGAGAACGCGGCGGAACAGGCCCGCAGCGGGTGGCAGCGCTTTGGTGCGGTGGTCGGCCAGGCGGGCGGGGCTTTCCTGCGCGTGGCGGGTGCGGCGGCGCGGGCCGGGGCTTCGATTGCCCGGGTTGCCGGCGGTGCGGCGCTGAGTTACCTGCGCAAGCTGGCTGAAGGCGCAAAGAACGCGGCGATTCAACTGGCGAAGCTGGCGGGCAATGCCATCGGCAGCGGCTTCAAGACGCTGGGGCGGGGCATACTGGACGGCGCCAAGGCGCTACTGGGGTTCAACCGGGCCAGTAATCAGGGCAACAACGGGCTGAAACAGGGCCTTATGGCGGTGCTCAAGTACGGCCTTGGCATTCGCGGACTGTTTGCCCTGTTCCGCAGGCTGCGCACGGCCATCAGCGAGGGCCTGGGGGAGATCGCCAGGCAGAATCCTCGGGTCAACGCGCAGCTGAACAGCTTCAAGGCGGCGCTGAACGGGCTAAAGGGAAGCCTGGGCGCAGCCTTCGCACCAATCTTTACGGCGGTGGCCCCGGCACTGATCTACCTGATCAACATGCTGACGGCGGCGATCAACGCGATTGCGGCCTTTATGGCGGCGCTGACGGGGCAGAGCACGTATCAAAAAGCCGTTGCCGGTATCAGTGGTGCCGGCGGCGCAGCGAGCAACGCCGGGAGCGCGGCAGACGACGCGGCGGATTCCTATAAAAAGCTGAAGCGTGAGCTGGCGGGCTTTGACGATCTGGAAGTGCTGGGCAGCAACGACTCCGACAGCAGCAGCGGAAGCGGCGGTGGCGGTGGCGGAGGCGGCGGCGGTGGCGGCGGCTTCAGCTATGAGACCGAGGAGATCGGCAGCGGCATCGTCGACTTTGTCGGCAAGCTGAAGGAGATGTGGGCCAACGCCGACTATGAGGGCATAGGCCGGATCATCGCCGACGGCATCAACAGCGCCTTTGCCAAGGCGAAGGACTGGATCAGCTGGGACAACCTGGGCGACAAGATCACCGAAGTCGTGAACGGAATCACCGGCATCATCAACGGCCTGGTGGACCACATCAACTGGGAGCTGATCGGGCAGACCTTCGGCGAGGGCGTCAATACGCTGGTGAACACCCTCAACCTGTTGCTTACAGGTGTCGACTGGGAGAACCTGGGCAGCGGCTTTGCCAGGGGCCTGAACGGGCTTGTGGATACGGTCAACTGGACCAATCTGGGGCAGCTGTTTGCCAATAAGCTGAACGCGGTGATCGGCACCATCAAGGGCGCGGTGACGGCGTTCAAGTGGGGCGACGCGGGGACGGCGTTCGCTACGGCGCTGAATGGCTTATTTGATACCGTCAAGTGGAGCGACCTGGTTGATGCGGCAACGAAGGGGATCAATGGGGTTGTCACGGCGCTGAGGACGGCGGTACATACCTTTGACTGGAGCTATGCGGCGACCTCGTTTGCGGGGACGGTCAATGGCCTGATCAGCGGGATCAGCTGGGACGACCTGGCAAAAACCGCGACAACATCGGTTAACAAGATAATTGCCGCATTGAGGACCGCCATCAACACATTCGATTGGAGTTATGCGGCGACCTCGTTCGCGGGGACCATCAACGGACTGATCAGCGGCATTGATTGGGACGCGTTGGCCAAGGCCGCCACCACGTCGATCAATAAGATCATCGCAGCGCTGCGTACCGCTATCAATACTTTTGACTGGAGCTACGCGGCAACGTCGTTTTCCAGCACCGTGGGTACGCTGCTGGACGGCATTGCATGGGATGATCTGGTGAATGCGGCGACAACCGGCGTCAACAAGATCGTTGTCGCGCTGCGACAGGGCGTCAACGGCTTCAGCTGGAGCTACGCCGGCACGGCGTTCGGGAACATCGTCAACGGTTTGATCAGCGGTATCGACTGGGAAAACCTCGGCGTACTGGCATCGGAGGGTATCGGCAAGCCGCTGGAGGCGCTGAAGAAAGCGGTTACGACATTCAGCTTTGGCGAAGCAGGAACCTCGTTCGCGAAAATCATCAACGGCTTCTTTAGCAACGAACAGCTCTGGGCGGACGCGGGGACGACGGTTTCGGAGGCCATCAAGGGACTGTTTACATTTGGCACTGATTTCTTTAATGATCTGAACGTGACGCAGCTTTCCAATGACATCAAGGCTTTTTTGAAAAATGTGGACTGGGCAGGTATCGCCAAGAGCATGTGGGACCTGCTTGTGGCCGCGTTCAACGCGCTGGGAAGCCTGATCCATGAGCTCCTGTTCGGTGCGCCGACCTATCCGGTAACGGACGCAGAGAGGAAAAAGGTACTTGACGAATTGGGATTGCCAACAGACGGTCTGGAGCTCGACCTTCGGTTCAATCTGAACATTAACAACCCGCAGGAGGCGGAATGGTACAACGAGCTTCAGCAGGCCATACAGGACAGCTTGCGCAATGGCGAGTGGACGGTTCCCCTTGATCCGTCCATACCGCCCGAATCGGTTGAACTGGCCCGACAGGAGTTCATAAGGCAGTGGAACGAACTGCATCCGAAAGCGCCCATCGACGCTACGCTGAACCCGACCGAGACGCCGGACCAAGTGTATAATACCAAGACGCCGCTTATGTTCAAGTCCAACATGGGCGTAAACCAGGGCAACGACGCCAACTCGAAATTCAAAACGGGTGCCGCGCTGGCGTTCAAGTCCAACATGAGCGTAAACAAAGGCAACGACGCCAACTCGAAATTCAATACGGGAACTACGCTCACTTTTAGCGGCAAAATCAAGGCTACCAATAAGACCACTGATGTCTTCGCAACCAAAATTAATGTGAAGGCGTCGCTGGACAGCAAGTCTGAGCAGGCGTTGCGGTCCGCGGCCACCAAGGCCATGAAGGGCATACAGGTGACGGTCAAGGCAAAGTCCTCAAGCGGCGGGGCGAAGATGGTGACGCAGCAGACCGGCGGCGTGATCGCAAACGGGTGGTTCCACCGGTTTGGGGTCGGCGGCGTGATCTCCGGCGGCGTGGCCAGGTACCTGTCCGGCGTGCCCCACTACGCCGGCGGCACCACCCGGGCCCACGGCACCGTGTTCGTGGCCGGGGAGGCCGGGCCGGAGGTGATGGGCCACATCAACGGCAGGACCGAGATACTGAATAAATCCCAGCTGGCCCAGACCATGTACAGCGCGGTGCTTTCCGCCATGGGGCAGGCGGTCAGCGCCCTGGGCACGTTCCTGTCCGGGCAGCTGGCGAACTGCACCAACGCCATCGTGGGCACCCTAGGCCGCCTGTCCGGCGTGGCGAATATCCAGGTCCATGAGCCGGTGATGGCCACCGGCACGGTGCTGCCCTACGACGTGGCCGCGCAGATCGAAAGGACGGGGGCGGACATCCAGAACACGCTGGACGCCAACAACGAGGATCTGATTCAGACCATCATATCGGTTATTGGCGCGCAGACCAGCGCCATTGTATCGGCGTTGCGGACGAATCAGCAGCAGGGCGCGGCCAACAACGGCCTGACCGCCCGGCAGGTCATCGACGACATCAACCGGCGGGCGCAGATGTTCGGCAGCTCGCCGATTTTGGACTAAGGAGGCGCGGATTATGGCACAGCCTGTACTCATCATCAACGGCCACGACTACGCGCCGCTGGTGGAGGAATTGAACATCACCAGCAACGACCTGGACGCCGATGGCAGCGGGCGGGACGTGCAGACGGGGCTGATGTACCGCACGCGGATCGCCACGAAGCTGAA